TACCATCTTTGTCTATTTCGTAACTGGTGCCTGTTCTATGACGTTCAAAGATACGTTCAGCGCCAGTGGTGTCGTCATATTCTCTTATATGGCCACTTTCACTTTCAAACACTTTGTTATACGGATAAACGGCATTATAAGGTATTTCTGGCTGATTCCACGTATCGCCATCATCTGCGGCCATACTTGAACCATCGGCTGCCGTTACAGGATTAAAATCTGCGGTGGCCACCTCAGTAATACGTGTAGAACGTCTTAATGTTAACGATAAATGAGGATTGATTTCTGCGCCATCTTCTTTTAAATTAACGGCTAATCTATTGGTGTCCACTTCGTTTTTGTACTTAGGATAGACGCCATTTGGATCAAAAAAGCCTTTTTCTACGTTGGCCAACTCTAATGGATAACCAGGCACACTGCCTACAATCATAGGTTGCTGAGCCATATCAGCATCTCTAAAGTAACCAAACACCCAACTGCCTTCTACAAACGCCGACGGTGACTGTCCAAGTCCACTAATGCCTGCTGATGTCACTGGCAGTATCACCTGCGCCCAAGGTAAATCAGACGTTGGCAACTTTTCTTTATTGTCTGTATGAAAGCCAACGGCACGTACACGAACTCTTCCCAAATACTCAGGATCTATTCGATCTTCAACAACGCCGTAAAACCACACAAAGCCGTTGCGTCCCATAAAATTTTTATCAGTTGCCATCTTTTTTCTCCTTGTATGCCTTCTTTTAATACACTAGCAATACGTCATTTTCGATTATTTATCGCTGGCTTACGCAATTGCTCTTTAGAGGGTAGTCCATACTTTAAATACACATAGATACCCTTAAAATACTGGTAAATCGACTTTATTAACTGCGCCAGCCGTACTTTAACCTTGTGTTTTCTCTCAGCCGTATCACACGTGCCACAACACTCAGGTGTCCCACAGTAGATATGAGCAATCTCTTGTGTGTTGATCTTATTTCTCACGGTTGCCTCTTCTTTCATAGTTTTTCTCTAATGCTAAGATATATTCTCTCATTTGCTCAGACATTTCATTAAATATCTCTTAATAATTAAAGAGCCAATGATTGCTAGTACAAATAGTAACGTTTCTAACATAATTCTCTAGTAGCGAGCGGGCTTACTCTTAGCATACTACTCTAATTCCTCTAATAAGTCACTATTTAAGTATTGTCCATCTTCGGTATAGACGTTTTTAACTTTTTGTGTTATATCTAACGTAGATGGTGTAGTGTTAACAAATTCACTGGAGTATTCATTTCTTACTGCGTCTTTCATACATTTCAGTATCATTTCATGGCGATTATCTACTACCGATATAACGTGTTTAAGTGCCATTATCATATATCGACCACCAAAGTACGGATTGACTTCTTGTTTTTTGTTTGAGCCAACTGGTCGCATTAACGGTAAATCAAAGTTAATAATGTCACCTGCGTGAAGTAAGGTATTACCATACACGTGTAGATTGAGATTAACATTTCTCATTTGTAGTCGTTGACTGAGTTGATTTTGTATTGTGTCTTTTAATGGTGGAAACTCAAAGTCATTATGTATCTTTTGATTGTCACAAAAGGTCATTAATTTGGCATTGGCATTTTGTGTTAAATCTTTTTGCGTATCTTCAAAGTTTGTCAGTGGCATTAAACTTTTAATCGGTGTTTTTTCACCGTCTTCGTGTTCAGTATGAAAGAAATCACCAAAAGAGTTGTTGTAATCAAAATCGTAAGTGGTTACTTGTTTGTAAAAAGCATCATGGAGTATTAGTTTGCTGGCTAACATACCTTCATTTAAGTTATATAAAACGTTGACTGGTCGTTCAAAATCATATTTCATTACGGAACGTAAGTCACTGGCAGCGTCTTTAACAACACCTGGCGCATTGGTAATTTGATAGTTGTATTTAAAATTAGCAGGTCGTGCCACTGCGCCACCTAAGGCTAATAAACTTTCAACACTTCGAAAGTGAAAGCCATTTAAGGTTTCGTAAAACAAATAGCCGGCATTATTATATAAGCCAGAGATAGCACTATTTGATAGTAAATTGATCGCATTTAAAGGCTTGATGTTAGGTATTACAAACTTTGTATTTGTTTTTGTTGGCTCAAAATATAGACCTTTATTACTGTTTAGGTAGTTTTTATCACGTAATATCTTTTCAACACTTTCCTCAATTGGTCCAACAAATGCTTGACTTACACGATTAATAGTGTTATAATACATTTCAACAGAGCAAAAGTGTATTTTATAGTATTGTGAACGTGGATTGGTACTATCTGGCGTAACAGCTTCTATCTTGTATATTTGAAACGGAAAGCCTTCTTCTCTTACCGCATTACAACCAGGCATACCAGGCGTATTAAATTTTAATTCTAATTTCTCTAAGCCTGTTATTGGCAATACAGTACGTATATCTTGTGAATCAAATACAATAATATTACCTGTTAAAAAACCTGAATAAATGTCTTCAGTTAATTCAATAGTAACAGTAGATGGCTTGATGTCCATTTCATACGCAACACCCTCATCACCATTAAAACGATATGATATAATATTAACTTTTTCTAAGTTAAAATCACCAGCCTGTTCTATAATGTTAGGATTGTTAGTGTTTGAATCTGCCATATTTCATTATCTTCTAATCAATTTTTTAAACTCATTTAAAAAAGACTGTAAAAATGCTGGATCTAATATTTTAATCTGTCTTTTTTGATCTTGTAAACGTCTTTCATACTCATAATTAGACACTGATTCAGCATCAGGATCTGTACTATTGACTTCAATTAAATGGTCGTAGTCTTCAGGACCACTACCTGTTAACGGACCACTTGATTGTACTTTTTCATAATGATGTATTGCGCCAGGATTTGCGTACTTGTTTTTTACGTACTCCTCAAATGCTTGGTCACTCAACGGCCAACCATAATATCTGTCTGTAATTTCATTTACTAATAATATAACATAAAAATAATCTGTTGAACCATAAACTTTATATGATACTTCTTCAGGTGTTTCACCACTTGAAACATCATACTTATCAAACATAGATAAGTTATCTTTGATCGCTGATTTAATTTTAATTCTTCTTAAAATATCAGGAACAACCTTGACTACATTGTTTCCAGTTATATCATATGAGATTTTAGGAAATTGTGAAAAGTATGCCATTAATATCCTTCATAAATTTGTTTTTTAGTTAAGAATTGTGTTTCTTGGAACTCTAAAGATAATTTATAGTGAGTAGGTGACGCACCAAATTGATCTGGTTCAAATGTAGAAAACTGATTTTCAGGTCCATATTGTACATCTACTGTTTTTAATACGCATTTAGATATTTTATTCATATATTCATTTTCTCTATCTAATACAGCATAGTGTATTTCATATTCAGATGGCACTTTAAATAAACGACCTCCTGCTAAACTATTGTCCATTTCAGGATGAGCATGATATTTAAATAAAAATATAATATCATTTACTTTTTTTACTTCTTCAGGTGATCTAGGATAAAAATCAAATGTGTAATTAAAACTTCTAAATTGTGGTTTATTAAAAAATATTTCTTCGTGTGGATTAATAGCAACACCTAATGCCTTTGATGTAAGTCTGACAGGATCACCAGCTTCTAAACCAGCAGTTAAATCACCTATTAAATTTTTACCATAATCAATTAAACCACCTTTAACACCACCAATAGCAGCACCGATGGCTTCAGCAGTTGTTTCAGCACTTTTTGCTTTGCCAATTGCTTGACCTATTGTACCAGATAACTGAGCAGCTTCCATTTCATAATCCATACCATATGTTACTTTTACACCTGGTGGCATATATAACGCAATTGCTGAGGTTACTCTCGTATTTTGAGCAAATGATGATAACACAGAATTTTCTGTTTTTACAGGTTTTATTGTTTCTCCACTAGATGTTTTTAATGTACGTATATTGTTAACACTATTAATTTTTTGATCGAAAGTAGCATAAGCAGTTCCTGTTTTAGAAGCAGCTTTGAAATCTAAATTTGATGTACTCGCAAAATCATTTGCTATAGAGTAAAATAGTATATAATGTCCTGCTTCTGTAGTCGATAATTCATTTGGATATTGTAAAAAACTAAATGATAGTGGATCACGTTTTAGTGATTCTTGTGGACTATCATCTATTTCTAATGGTGATTTACCTAATACTTGTTTGGCAACTTTAGCTTGTGAACCTGATATAGATGACGTAAAGCCAGACGTTATACCAGCAACGCCATTATTGATAGCGTTGTTCAAAAAACCTGTTGCTAATCCTTTTAAGTGTGAGGCTGCTCTTTTTAACATATACTAAATACCTTTGTAATATTTATAAGAATTATGGCTAAATCATACAAAGGAATATATAGACCAACAAATCCAAAGAAATACGTTGGTGACCCTAATAGAATAGTTTATCGTTCATTACTTGAGCGTAGGTTTATGTTATATTGTGACAGAACCGAAGACATTATTAATTGGGCAAGTGAAGAAGTATCCATACCATACATCTCACCGATAGACAAAAAACTACATCGCTATTATCCTGACTTTATCGTAAAGACATCAAAGGGTAAAAAGTATATTATTGAAATTAAACCTTACAAACAAACATCACAACCAAAAGCACCTAAACGTAAATCAAAGGCATATTTACGTGAACAGTTAGAATATATTAAGAATACAGCAAAATGGAAGGCAGCTAAGGCATTTAGTGAAGATAAAGGTTTTGAATTTAAAATAATGACTGAAAAAGAATTAGGTGTTTATTAAGCTTGATTAAATGCGACTCTGTCAAAGTAACTATCGCCACTACTTGTATTTAATTTATTAACTG